ATGGTAAACTATATTCAACTGTATACGTCGGGTGGCTGGTTGCTATCCTTTCTCTGTATTTTAGAGAGAAAGGAGGTGACCCTTATGATGGAATATTTACTTTCTTTGTCTCAGGATTTACTCAAGGTATTCCTAACTATAGTTGTTACAGCTTATGCAAATAAGTTTGCTAACAGCTTGTTTAAGAAAAGTAAAAGAGCCACCCCTCGCCGTAGGAAGCAGGGTAGCTCTAAAAGAAAATAAATAGCAACCTTGCCATCTGATGGCGGCAGTTACTGGAAGAGATGTTACAGCATCTCTTCTTTTATTCTATGCAATTCAGATAAGTGTCATACTCACTATATAGTAAATATATATTCACTATACAGTGGTGATTCTAGTGCAAATATACCATAATCTTATTTTTTGGTCAACGCAGATAGCGGAGAATGAATAGTAAGTTTATGAAGGTCCACAAAATAAAAATCTATGGTAAAATATACGTATCCATACTTCTAAGTCCACAAAATTTGTGGGCTTTTTTTATTGATACAAAATCAGTATTTTATTTGAGATATTGACCTATGAACTTAGTTACGTTTAATGCCTAACTCTGTTTCGGTTTCAACTAAACTAGCCGTAGCATTAATAATTTTTTGATCGGAAAGTTTAATCGATTTTTGAGCCTCTTCCATTCTTCCTTTCATTGGAGCAACTCCTTTTAAACCTTGTTGCACAGCGTTTGCAGCATTACTTCTATAGTTAGTTGCTAAACCAAATTCCACTCTAAATTTCTCGATTTTTTCTTTTAGAACTGGATCGTGTAGCTTTTCAGTATCTTTAAATTCTGTATTTTTTTTAGAGAGTGTATCGTATTTATTTGAAATGAGTTCCATTTTTTCTTTTAAAACATTTGGATCCATAGATGAAACATCTTTGCTTACTTCAGTCCAAACTGGTCGCCATTCTTGATTCCATATCTCATCATACTCTTTTATCATGGAATCAATTTTGGGTTTTATTTCATTTTCATAAGTGGTTTTATCTGAATTCACATTAGTTTTTGTTTCTTCTTGTTTAGGCTGTTCTTGTTTTGCTGGTTCTTCTTTTTTAGTTTCTGGTTTTATTTTTGGGGCATTCTCTTCTTGTTTTGATGCATTATTTTGAATAGGTCTTTTTAATTCTTCTGTAAACTCTTTTACTGATTTTCTAGATTGTTCTTCTTTAGCTTCTGAATTAGCTTCCTCTTTAAGTGGTTCCTTCTTTACTTCGGTAGAAACTTTTGTAGTATCTTCTTTTTTACTACCAATATTTCCGGCAATTCCTAATACTACAATGACAGCAATAACCCAGAACCACCATTTTTTATAGAATGGTTTCTTCATAATACAATTCCTCCAATTATATAAAATGTAAGATTTCTGAAGTTAGCATAACAAATATGGTATTGATAAATTGTTATATTATGTCGAATAGACAAATAAAAAAAGAGAGCTAATAGCTCTCTTGCTCAAATTGTAAAAAAATGAATATTTTACAATTTGAAATTGGAAAACATTTCTTCTAAAATCAAATCATAACAACTCGTCATTTTCAGCTAAAGCTTTTGAGTAAAATAAGAGTTGTTTACAGTAACGCTCTCTCTGAAATTCATCTAGCGCCGCATACGTTTGTTGAACTTCTTTGAGAGTGTTACGTAACATTTTGTCATTCGTATCGCTATATCCATTAAAAAGAAAGTCTAGCGATACACCGAAAAATGATCTGATCTGAAGGATAGTTTCCATACTCGGCTCAAACATTGCATTCTCATAATTATTTATCTGATTACGACTGAGGTTTAGTTTTTCACCGAGTTGTTCTTGAGTTAAATCTCTAGATTTTCTAAGCTTCTTTAAATTTTGTCCAAACACTTCTAACGCTTTCATAATTCGAGTATAGTCTTTAGAAATCCAATATACTATATATGATTGTAAAACAATCAGTATATGATAATATGATTGCTGAGTATAGTTGAATGGAAAATAAAAAGAACGTTCGTTCTCATTTTTGTTTTTATGTGGTAAAATATTCTTATGGGTTTTCTCATACAAGAAATGTCAATTTGTAGCGATTTTTAAACTTTCTCAATAAATATCAGATAACTCTATGACCGAATATTGGGAAATTTGTGGTATTATGAAAACTAAATAAAAGGAACGAAAAAAAGACTCACAGCGTGTGTAAGTAGTGTTCGCCCACTCTTACACCGTTCGCCTCGACTCACAAGAGGGAACATCTGCCATAAGTCTATTTTCGGTCACTTCACGAGTAACATTTACATTATAACATGCCGATAATACTAAAACATTACTATGGTATTAAATTCCCGTTAAAACAGTTGAGAAAATGAGCGAAGTCTTTGTTCCATTAGGAGGAGCAAAAATGAAGAAGTTAATGAAAGAAGTGCGAGATTTTATTGATTCCAACAATATGGTTAGAAATGATCTAGCTATAAAAATAGGTGTTAGTAGTACGACACTTAGCAATGGACTCAATGGGAAATTCGAAATGAAATTTGATAATTTTTTGAAGTTGTTAAATGAAGTGTATGGTAATCAAAAAGAAATTAGATTGAAGATAAAAAAATTCGCAATGAAATGCATAAGTGATTTGAATGTAAAAAAAGCTCTTTTTTATTGTCAAGCAGCTGGGGAATATGACACGATTCAATATTTAATTAGAAAATATAAAGAAAATGAAAGTTTACAAAGATATATTGATGTATATGAACTTTTCAATAAGAGAAATCGTAATGAGGCGCGTGGACAAGAATTAAGTAATTTGGTCAATAAACTAACAAAAATAGAAGACGTAGACCGTCAAATACTTATTGAACTGTTATTAACGGTATGTATGTATGACCATGGGAATTATAGCGCGATGCTTCCGCATGCTGATAACGCTAGAAATGCACTGCCAAAAGTAAAAAATAAGTTTGTAAAACAATGTGTAGAATTACATTTTTATGAGCGCCAAGCCTATATACAGCTTCTAAATAATAATGTTAGTGAAAGCCGTAGGATAGCTAATAAAGTCGTAGAATCAAGTTTTAATGCTTTAATCACTAAAGCCACAGCATTATGTTGCATTGGGGAATCTTATATATTTTCGGGAGAAATTTTAAAAGCTGAAAAGTACATCCTAGAATCTATTAGTTTATTAAAAGAAGTATCTTCTGCACAGAAAACTAGAAAATACAAATCATTTCATACAACATTAGCTTTTCTTTACATAGAACATAACTTTAATCTTGATAAAATTGATTTTACAGCAATAGATAAAGCCGAAATTGCTTTTTTTGAAGCGAAGTTTGGTGATCGAAACCTTGCTATTAAGTTGTTAAATGAATTACTAGAAGAGAACGGAAATTTGACTGGTTTTCAATGGTATTATTACGCCTATGCTAGACCAGAAAAAAGGACAGAATATCTTAATAAAGCGTTGCTAGAACTTGCCAAAAATGGTAATATATATTATATGCAGGCTGTTCGTGAAGCCTTAACGAAAGAGCAGGTGAGCTAAGTGAAAAAAATTATAGCAACAATAATCTGTACCTTTACCTTATGCACATTAGTACATAAGGCGGATACAAAAATTAGTGCCAATTCAAATGTTACACCTACAATTCAATATATGGTGACTGATCCCGGTGGGCTTTGAGCCTAAAACAAGGGATTTAAAAAAGACGCTACCTAGGTAGCGTCTTTCGTGCATTATAGGCTATAAAACTTTTTAGTGAAACAAGTTAAAATTTTACGTTTGTGAACAATTCACAAACTAATATGGAGATATTGGAGGATGTCGGGGATGACTAGAGACGAAATTTTAAAGGGATTTTTATTGCAAGTTGCTGAATTATCTAACAACGATGAACAGGCGATTGATTCATATATCGAAATGCTATTTAATACAGAACAAAAAAATAGCCACGCCTCATAATGGGGTTGGCTATTTTATCGAGTTGTTATTTAGTTTTTCGAATTCTTCCATTAAGTTTTCTGCCTGTTTCATAATTACTTCACGTTGCGATTTTGGAAGATTAGCTAATCGCTCTTTCATTTCTTTAAATTTCACATCTAACAGTTCGTTTAGATCTTCTTCATCACTTCTACCTAATAAATAATCAGTAGTTACGTTTAATACTTCAGCAATTTTAGTAGTTACTTCCCTAGAAGGTTGTTTCTTTCCAGATTCTACTTTTGAGATGAATGATTCGCTAACGTCTACTCGTTCCCCTAATTCTTTTTGAGACCACTTTTTCTCTTTCCTTAATTCTTTTATCCTAATGGATAGTATAGGTAACATATTCAAATTCCCCTTTAAAAACTATTTTAGATTTATTTGCAATACTTTTGTTTTACAATGCTATAGTATATATTCTACATAAAACTTGACCCACAGTCCATTTCTTGTTTAATAAAAAATAAATTTTAAACAAATACTTGACCTATGGTCATGTTAATTGTACAATGAAAATGTAATCGAGAGGTGAAGCTGATGAAAATAAAAGGGAGTTACATAAGAGAACTTCGCAAAAGAAATAATCTTACACAAAAGCAACTTGGAAAACTCTCAGATATCAGTGAGAGTATGATTTCTAAGATCGAATCAGGTGGAAAATCAACAAGTATAGAAAACTTAAAAAAGATAGCAAATTCACTATCAACAACAATGGATGACTTAGTAGGATAAGGTCATTTTTAAAAGGATACAAACTTGACCTTAGGTCATATTAAGTGATTAGGACTTGACCTTAAATACAAAAGGAGGAAAGAAAATGAGTCAAATACAAGTTGCACAAGAGCCAGTAAGTAAATTGGTGTTTATGAAAGAAAACGAAGTTATAACTGACAGTTTGACACTAGCTGAAGTTTTAGGTAAACGTCACTCTGATGTATTAAGAGATATCAGAAAGCATGTAGAAAAACTTAACGAAGCTGGTGAAGTTGAATTTAACCAACGCAACATTGCGCCGGTTGGCTACTACGACGCTAAGAAAGAATGGAGATCAAAATACGATTTAACAGAAGATGGATTTGTAATGGTGATGATGTCTTATACAACAATTGAAGCAATGAAAATGAAAGTGAAATTCATCGAAGAGTTCAAACGAATGAAAGAATACATTGAACAGCAGCAACAACCTTCTGTTGAGGATGCAATCATCCATAGTATGACGGAGTTGAAACAAATTAAAGAACGCCAGAATCATACAGAAGAAGAATTAAATAAAATGAAACTTTTAGTAGATAACGAGATTTGGCTCACTGAACAGAATAAAGGAGCTGTTCAACGAAAAGTAAAACAACGTGTTTTTGAACTAAGAAAAGAAGGTTATGATAATGCATCTTATCAAGGGATATATGGAGCATTAAAAAGACATTTCGGTGTAGCTAAATACGATAAGATACCACGAAAATATTATCAAAATGCAATGAAATTCATATCTGGATGGTATCCGCTGGAGAGACCTAATTTATTTGATGACCATGTTTCATAATTGCAAGATTTTAATTTTATAAATAAGGAAAAAGGAAGTGTAAATATGAATAATTCAACAGTTCAAATAGCATTAAGTATTACAAAATTGTCAGCACAAAAAGGTTGGAAGGATGAAGAATTTTGGGAAGCTATCGAATTACTTCGTTCTAATAAAGAAGATGATAGACAAACAACAGTAGAAAAACTAGACAATGTTCCAGTTACTTATGATAGTGCAAATGATTATCCAATTATGTTGAATGTTGATCATGTGAAAGAAATATTAGGAGTTGCCCAAAGAACAGCTTATGACATTATGGATCAAAAAGGGTTTCCATTAGTAAGGATTGGTCGTAAGAAAGTAGTACCAAGAGATGCATTCTTTAATTGGTTAGAAAGGAGTGCAACAGCATGATGGAAGATACAGGTTCATTAGCAATTTTCGCAACAGTATTTGTTACTTTGATTTTAATAGTTCATATCACATCTAAACCGATTCAAAGATGGGCAGGGAGTGATGAATCACAAAATAAAAAGACCCACGGCAATGGGTCCCTTAAGAAAATCAACTTGTAAATAGTATATCACGGAAAGTGAGTAAGTAGTACATGCAGATAAATCTAGTTCCTTATCAAGTACTGTTACCTCGGAAATTTTGGGAGAAAGCAAATGATGAAAAAGAATTAAAACAAATGATTGAACACTATTTCAGTGTTAGTTATCCAGATTATGAGATTCAACAAATCATCAAAAGCGGAGAATCACATGTGGCGATTTGTGTGAGGAGGTAAATACATTGTCAGAAGTTAAATGGATAAAGTTATCAACTAGCATGTTTGAAGATGAAAAAATACGTTTAATCGAGAGTATGCCTGAAGCTGATACTTTGCTTATTATATGGATTAGATTATTAGCCCAAGCTGGAAAAACGAATGCAAGTGGTTATATCTTTCTTAGCAAAAACATTCCTTATTCAGAAGAAATGCTTGCAACACTTTTTAATAGACCAATTGCAACAGTTAGGTTAGCACTTCAAACATTTAAACAATTTGGAATGATTGAAATTACAGAAGATCAGTATATATGTATTTCAAATTGGGAGAAACATCAGAATATGGATGGGCTAGAGCGTGTACGACAATTAAATGCAGAAAGAAATAAAAAGTATCGTGAACGTAAAAAACAACAACAGCTGGCGCTAGAAAATAAGAGTAATGATAGTGACGCTTCCGTGACGTCACGTGACGATACAGATATAGAAGAAGAATTAGAAGAAGATAAAGAAAGAGATAAAGAAAATAATAAATCCTCTTCTAACAAAGAGGACAAGCCGGCACCAATTCCCTATAAGGATATTCTTGATTATTTAAATGAGAAAGCAAAAAAGAATTATAACCATCAAGCAGAGGGCCACAGGAAATTAATTAGAGCTAGATGGAATGAAGGGTATACAATTGATGACTTTAAAAAAGTAATCGATAACAAAGTATCACAGTGGCTAGGGAAATTTGATAGAGATGGAAAGCCGTTAGAACAGTATTTAAGACCAAGTACATTATTCGCGCAAAAACATTTTGATAATTATTTAAACGAAACAGTAAAAGGAGCGAAAAATAATGATGCGATTGCAAGAAACGGCGCAGTTTATTACAGCGAAACTGAATTTGACTTCTAACCTATGTGAAGTTTGTAAAGCGAAAGGAATTAAACAACGAACAATGATTTTTCGAGAAGAAGAGGTTTGTCCTAAGTGTTATTTACAACAAGATCACGATAGATTGTTTGAGGAATGCAATAAATATTACCAGGGCGAAGAGGAACGGAGAAGAAAGGCTTATTTTCATAACTACAGCTTAATTAGTGATCCAACTATCATGAATGCAACGTTTGATAACTTTGTACCGGAATGTGAAGAAGAAAGAAACAACAAAGGACAAGCTAAGGAACATGCTCGTAATTTTATCGATGATATGAAATATACATTAGTAGCTTCAGGTGATGCTGGACGTGGGAAAAGTCATTTAATGCATGCGATAGCTGAAGATATTAATGAGGGTGGATCGCAAACAGTTTTATTCATAAGCGAAAGTGTTTTATTCAAAAAACTAAAAGCTACGTTTAAAAAAGATTCCAATCTATCTGAGGATGATTATTTGCAAAAGATAATTGATGCAGATGTAGTAATCTTTGATGATTTCGGTTCAACGTTGGGAGATTATCGAGATATTAATTTGAAAGCATTAGAGTTCCATAACAAAAAAGGAGAAGGGAATATAGGTGACCTTCAAAGAGCAACAAAATATATGAACGACACTTATATGACAATCTTTGACGGAAGACAAGGTAAGGCAAATGGAATTGCTACAAATTTAGTAGGCGCAGCAATCACATATTGTTATGACCAACGTATCACATCTCGGATTCTAGGATGCAAGTCGGCTATGACATTCAAAAATACACCAGATAGACGTCAAAAAGCATTACCTTTCTAATTAAAACCGAATCGAATTAAGGAGGAGTAATAATGTGTGCATGCAATGGCAAAGGTGTTATTTATACAGAACCATTTAAAGGTGCGGTGAAAATTGAATCTTGTACATGTGAGATTGCTCAATTACAAGAAGCAACTTATCAAGATCGATGGAAAGCGTGGTTGCAATATAGTAAAGCGAAAATGCAAGAAGTAGAAGCTAAAATACACCAACAAGCTAGTTAATAAACAGTTTTGAAAAAAGGGAGAGAAGTCCATGAAAGTGGAAATCGATGTTTCAAATAATAAAATTTACGTTGTAAAGGATGGACAAGTTATTCCAGTTAATCCACCGTCAAGTGGATTTGGGGAACAGGTTGCTATTTGGGTAAATGGGAAAGTGGATCGTGTAGATACAAAGTTCACTGAAAAGATAAAATAACTCAATCGTAAAAGAAAAGGAGATAGGGATATGGGAGTGGCACAGCAGCACGAAGCAATGAAGGAATCACGTCTTAAAATATATGTTGCATTAGAAGATGCAAATTATATTTGGGATGAACGAGACGTGATTCGTTTTCGTGAGATGTGGAGTTCTGGAGTTCCTTTTGTTGAGATTTGCAAGAAGCTAAGACGTCATAAAACAGAAGTCATGCTTCTTTTGATGGATCAAGCCGATTTATGCAAAATAGAACCTCGATAAGTGGGTGATGGAAATATGAGAAGTGGACAATTAACATTCGATGATCTGTTAGGAACTTTTGATTACAAGGCAAAGAGTACGGCTGAGCAATTCTTGAAGTGTGATCCAGCTGTAAAAACATATGAAGTTCATTTTTATGACAAGGATGAAAGACAGAAGATAGATTGGTTTGATGTTGAAAGTGAGAAGGAAGCATGGGAAGAAGCGAAGTTAGAACATGGTCGTAGTATTCAGAAGATTGGAATATTTAAGTCAAAAAGAACGAGAGCGGAAATCATGGCATTGGATTAGGAGTGGTAAGGGATATGAAGGACTATCTTCCAGTTCCGACAGCTGAAGAAATGGAACAAGCTGCATCGATTGGAGTTAGTAATAAGTTATTAGATCAGAGATTACGTCAAGGATGGACAGTGGAACGGACAATTACTTCCCCACCAGGGACAAGTTACGAAGGAAAAGAAAAGCATGTGAAAATGCTGAGATTGGCTAAGAAGACAGGAATTAGTGAATCTACTTATTATCGTCGTCTAAGAGAAGGAATGACACCATATCAAGCAGCAACTACATCAAAAGAAGAAACGTACGGAAAATATAAAAATTATGTCGCGATCGCTATAGAGAACGGGATCGAGCCAAAAACATTTTATAAAAGAGTCGAAAGAAATATGGATCCATTAGAAGCGGCGACAAAGCCTGTAAAGAAGAGAAAGACAGTACAAAAAAGCTATTAAAAGGAGCGAACGAAAATGAAGGAAATCGAAAACGGTGTATTTGGAATAACTCAATTAATTAGTGAAATGAAAAAAGGAGATCACATTATAAAAGATTCTACTGTATTAGAAATTGCTAACGCCTTATCAATTGATGAATTAAACGATTATCAAGAAGCAACGTTACGTACTTGGAATAACAAAACCGATTTTGGAGGACGTGTTTCAAATGCGGCTTTAGGACTTACGGGAGAAGCTGGTGAAGTTGCCGATATTATTAAAAAAGCGATTTATCATGGACATGGGTTTCAACCAGCTCATTGTCCAGGAGAAGAAGACGGAAACACTTATAAATTGGCATTAGAGCTAGGGGACATTATGTACTATGTAGCAATTATGGCTCATGAGATTGGATATACCTTACAAGATATTGCTGAAATGAATATAGCAAAATTAGCTAAAAGATATCCGGACGGATTTAGTCGAGAAGCAAGTCAGAATCGTGTCGATGTGAAGTAAGGCCAAATTTGAATTTTATTAAGAAATGGGGAATGAGAAATGGCTATTGAAGCACATAAATGTAACGTTAAAGGATGTAATGGTCTTGTAGTTTTTGAAAATGCTGATTTTGATTTGCAAAATCCTGAAACAATTAAAGGAGTTTATGCACTTGATGATCCTACTTGTAACGTTTGCGGAAAAGAATTTTTAGTAGTACCTAGCTATTCTGTCATTGATCTTGATGTAGAAACACAAGAATTTGAAGAAATTGAACCAGCTTGTATTACTGAATGGCAGAATCAAAAATTTTAACCAAAGCGTTATTTGAATAGAAAAGGGGAATGAGAGATGAGCAGATTTCAATTTCGTACATGGGATAAAACAGCAAAGGTGATGGAGCAATATCTTCACTTGCAACTATCGCCAAATGGTCAACTGTATCACGATGGAATGAATGTTACTGATAACTATGAAATCATGCAATGTACGGGTCTTAAAGATTCTGACGGAACGGAAATATATGAAGGGGATATCGTGAAATTTAGTGGCTACGTTAATGCAATTGGAATAGTGAAATTTAATGACAAATTAGGAATTTATCAAGCAGTAAATGGTGAATCAAGTTGGCTTTGTTGTAAGGAGAGTGGAGTAGAGCAAAGGGTCATCGGAAATATCTATGACAATATAGATTTAGTGCAAAGGGGAATGAGTGATGGACAAGCAAAAACGGATTGAAATTGTGAATTCACTTATTAACTACTTAGCAGATCATGAGAAATCTTTCTTTAAATCCAAACATAAGATAGGCGAGTTTAAACATGATGGTAAAAATTTATGGTTCGTTGATGGATTTACACATGTTGCAATGCGTATGACACGTAGTCCATATAAGAATAAAAAACAAGAACGTAACTTCTCAAAAGGTGGAACGATGTGGGGATTGGTTAGGGATTTTACTGACTTTATATTTGGTAATGATGATTCAGATGGAGCGAATGGTTATGGTGGTTTGTACTGTTCTCACTGGGGTTGGCCAAAGGAAGAAATGAAGAAAATGCGTGAATACGCAAGGGAAATCGGATACTTAAAATCTTAATAAAATAGTTATTTGGTAAGCGGGAGGTGAAGATGGCAGTATGGGCCGCTTAATTACTTCTATAAAACAAACTACTAAATTATTCCGATCACCTCAACGAATTGGGGAAATCACGGAGTACAAAGGGAAACCTTATTTAATAATTGGCATCGAGAATTTTCAGGTCATAGGAAATCAAATTTCTATATGGTACACAGTACAGGATTTGGAGAATCATAACTTTATTTCAAAACAGGCGGCGCACCCTGAATATGGTTTGGAAGAAGCTTATGTTCAATATAAATATGATGCCAGCTTTGAACATGTCCAATTAGGAAGGACGTTCACATGCGAAGGAGAAAGATACAAGATTTTAGAGTATACGGATATTGTATTGAAGGGAACTGATATTGAAGTTTCATTTACGGCAAGTAAAGTGTTCCCTGTAGATCGTAAGACGGCGAAGTCAAAATACTTAACAGAAAAAAGGAAAAAGTTAGCTATAGATGTTTTATAAAATATTTATTTGAGAGAAATGGAGAATGAGATATGAAAACCTCCATAGGTAATATAACTTTGAATCCTAAAATCAAATGTTTCTTTATTGGGCATAAATGGAGCTCAAAAGTAACTAAGGATACAGTTTTTGAATGGGAAAAAGAGTGGATTTGTAAAAGATGTGGGAAGAAAGAAAAATACCAGCATTGGTTTTTATCATAAAATCCTTATTTGAATAAAAGAAACCCCGTAGATAAACAGGGTTAAGTAAGGGTATAGCCGAGAATGTCAGACTCGACAAATTAATCATAACATGGGTCCTTCGGTGGACAAGTGATTCAAATCACAGAATTAATAAAAAATTATTTTTGTAGAAAGGGAGAATGAGAGATGCGGTATACAAGAGGGAAGCAATTAGCGTTGTATGTGTGTAAAGGAGCTAATGAAGATTACAAACGATTCAAGAAAATGCGTGGAGCTATCGGGAATATGACGATAGAAGAAAATGTAACGTTACCACCATACTGTAATGAGGTCGATCCAACGTTTAGATGGGAAAGGGGTCTGAATGCTAAAAATACGGTTTCAAATCTAATTTTCTTTCGACGAAAAAGTGGAGAGTTAACAGTCATGTTAGCTAAAGAGTCTACACAAAAGTTAATAAAACAGGGATGGATTAAATAAACAAAATCGTTATTTGGGAGAATTGTGATTATTCAAATGTGTTTCAGCCATTCCAGCACCAATAATAGCACCAATAATTAATGCGCAAGCAATTAAAATACCTAAAATAATTAACATAGCAAAAGTAATTTTTTTCGCTGTATCCCCTTTCGGAGCAAGAATAGCTAAAACAATTGAGATAGGTATTAAATAAATTAAGTAATTGTTTGTATGCCCAGATAATGAAGCAAAAAACACGATTGAAACTAAAAACATTGAAATGAAACCAAAGTATTCTCTCATTGCTTTATCCTTTCTTGGAAAAGTGAATTATACAGATTATACCATAAATAAAGAGAATCAAAGTGAGTTTCAATAAAAACGCTATTTAGTACGGTTTCAAGTCTACGAAAAGAGGACCAGCTAAGAATAGCAGGTCCTCTCCAAGATGGCAAAGAGTAAATCTTTCAGTTACTCTTGGTTCATATAATACACGATTATTAATGAGAATTCTAGGTTCTATATATTGAGAAATAAAGTGAAATGATTCTAAACAAACTTCATTTTAGATTAAAGGGGAGTCGAGTAATGAGTGTCATAACAAGTTCAAAAGAATATGCCGTTTACAAAGGTGAATCGCTCATATGTATCGGGACCATAAAGGAGTGCGCTCAACATATGGGCGTACTTCCTGAAACAGTCTACTTTTACACTACACAAGCGTATCAGAGGAGATTGGCAAAAAGAAAGAATCCTAGGAATTGTTTAAATGTTACGGAACTTGAGGAGGATGAATGATAGATGTCAATGTATACGACAGCAAAAACATGGGATGAAATGATGAAAACGGTACAATCATTAGACCCTCCATCATGTTTATCAGTAAACTTTGATCCAGATAACGATGAGTATAAAATCTGGTGCGGAAATCAACCTTATTATTTTTATGATGATGTCATATCCGCCTAAACAGAATTGGATATGCAAGAAGTGTGGAGCGCAAGGAATCACTGTCATTGGCATTCCTAATAGAAATAAAGCAACGTTTGAAGAGATTAAAAAGATGTTTGAATCACAATAAAAGAGCAGCTAGCAAAAGCTAACTGCTCGACTCCAAGGCATCTCCGAATGGGGACGGAGAAAGAAATTCAAATGAGTTTTGGCTAACAGCCTATATACAGTATTGACGGAATATTGAGTTTTATTCAGGGAGGGCAATAAAAAAAGCTAGGATTTCTCCTAGCGAGTCATAGGGTATTCGTGCATAGACGAATTTACTTATATTATATCGTAATAACTAACTTAATGAGATTTTAATCTGGTTAAGTTTTTTTACAAGATAATTACAATTGTAAATTGAAGGTTAAGGAAGGTTTTAACAAAATAATCCTTTGAATAGAAAGTGATGGTGGTAAATAATGCGTTTCATGAATGATATTGAGAGACTACTAGGTAAACCTGGTGACATTCATATGTTAGTAGGAAAAACAATCGAAAAGATTTATATAGGTAATGGTGATTGGTCACTTCGTTTTGTAATAAACGATGGCGTTATAGAGTGGAATACGGAAGGTGGTTGTTCTAATAATGTATGGTTTGAGCACCTAGACGATATTGATGCACTTTTAGGCGGTACCGTCATTGAAGTAGAAGGTGATCGCTGGGGTGAATGGATAGATATAACTACAAAAGATGCCGAGGAAGCACTGGAACAAGCATTTTGGAAAATCAAAACGAACAAAGGAGTTTGCACCATTGAGGTTCGTAATTCACATAACGGTTTCTATGGTGGTCGCATTGTGGAGAAATTAAGCGAGCAGAGTAAGGAATACTTCGAAAACGATATTGATTGGAAGGAAGTAAAGGAAGAATTTTAAAGTAATAGAAAGAGAGGTTAGGAGAATGACAAGTTTAAAGAAGAGAAAAATAAAGAAATCTATTGCTCGTCGTGCGAAGGCAGTAGATAAATACAGAATCGAGAATGCATGGAGAAACATCTTTATACAAGCTGGCATTTTAAAATAACAAAGAAAAAAGCAACCCGATGGGGACGAGTCGCTTTTTCGAATGGCAATGATACATTTATTATAACAAAGTAAATGTACTAGCTAAACGAAAAAAATACGAAATTATTAGACGAAATTCGATTCAAGAACTGAATACAGTCCGGCTAGAAAACTAGAGGACACCAATTCTTTAAATCAGCAATTAAAGCTGTTTGGGGAAATGGTGTCCTTTTTATTTTGAAAAGGGAGATGTGGAGAATGAAAGCATTAAAAGATCAATTACGTGAATGGAAAAAACAATCTAATCAAGAGAAAAAGAAAAAGAAGAAAAAACGAAAAGAGAAATTAACTACACGTGATATTGAGGGCTTAATGGGAATCCATGGACCACGTTATGAACGTAGACGTGGGGCATTAAGACAAAAGTAATTAATAAATAAAAGGAGTGGTCTTACATGACTAAACAATTATCTTTCTTACCAAAAATCGATAGAGCAGCAACACAAGAGAAATTAGAGGGTATTCTCGAAAGTGTACGTATATATAAGCAATTTGGAATGATGCGTAAGGAAATGAAAGTCACTCCTTCTTATGAAATGAGAGAGCATGGTCCTACATATGCAGTGGGAAAACCTTTAGAAGATGTGGCAATCTCTAATGTTCAACAAAGTGAACGTGAAGAATGGCTTGAAAAGATGGCGTTTCGTATAGATCAAGCGTTAAGTCGATTTGGTAATGGGATTGCAGGTAAGAATCAAAGAGACATCATTATTAAACGTTATTTAGAAGATGAAGATATATGTGATTATATGGTTTATAACGAGATGGGAATGAGTGAACGTACTTATCGACGCGTTAAAGCTAGAGCATTTTATAAACTGGCCTTTGCTCTTAGATTAGAAGTTTATGAGACAGAAGAAGCTGGAGGTAATGAATAATGAATTTTGTTCAGCCAATACGTGATCCAGAGCAAATAAAGCGGTTAAAAGAGTATTTTAAAGAAAAGAGTGTACGTAATTATATTTTATTTATTATGGGAATTAATACAGGCCTGAGAATATCTGATATTTTGAAATTGAAGGTAGGAGATGTCAAAGGCAGTCATATCTCTATGAGGGAAAAGAAAACAGGGAAACAAAAACGAATACAAATTACAGCAGCGCTGAAAAGAGAACTTAAGTGGTTTATTGAAGATCGAGAAGATAATGAGTATCTATTACAAAGTAGACAAGGCAAGAATCGTCCGATTGGTCGTAGCATGGCATATAAGATATTGAGTAGAGCTGCAGCAGAGTTTGGATTAGATGAAATAGGTACACATACATTAAGAAAAACGTACGGGTATCACATGTACATGCAAACGAAAAATATAGCATTACTTATGGAGATATTCAATCACTCGTCAGAGAAGGTCACACTACGTTATATAGGTGTAAACCAAGATGCAATGGACAAAGCAATGACTAGATTCAAAATCTAATCATTGCTTTTTTCTTTTTAATTTATACAGTTACTCATAAATTTTGTACTGTGTAACTCAAAAAAGAAAGGCTTATAAATTCACTGATATCAAGGAGTTCAGCGATTGGCTCAGTTACACACAATATAAGATATGGGTAACTCATTAGAGAGAAATACATAAGAGCAAGAGATAGTTAGAGAAGGAAAAATAAGTGGCAGAGTTGTGACCGCTTTTTGGCAGTAAATGTGCCGGTTATTTTGGATTCACCGTGATATATTTGTATTGTGAGAAGTGGCGGAAAACACAACTCATAAGGATACCATTATAATTCTAAACGGCTTCATATTGACGGCATGATTAAGAAATCCGTAACCAGCAGAATGGTACTGATTGAATGATACCGTTAATATAGGAGAGCTTTTGCTCTTCTTCCAGTTACTTAATAATGTTTCAGCAGATCAGCGCAGCATCATTAGGTGACTGGAAGAAGGATAAAACTTCACATACCACATTTTATTGTCCGAATAACTTCTAACGCTTTCATGAAATTTTAGACAATAGAAATGGATGGGATAACAAATGTTGAATCAAGTATTTAATATGGACTGCCTTGAAGGTATGAAAATGATTGAGGATAAATCAATTGATTTAATCCTGTGTGATTTGCCTTACGGAACGACTTCCTGTCATTGGGATGAGATTATTCCGTTTGATAAGTTATGGGAACAATATGAACGAATTATAAAAGATAATGGAGCTATCCTTTTAACAGCAAGCCAACCATTCACTACAAAGGTAATTGCTTCTAATATGAAGTTATTCCGTTATGAATGGATCTGGAAGAAAGGGAATCATACAACAGGTTTTCCGAATGCAAACAGAATGCCATTAAAGAATCATGAAAATGTATTAGTCTTTTATAAGAAGTTACCAAAGTATTATCCTCAAGATTTGGTTTTATTAGATAAGCCGATTTATAAAAAAAGTACAGATAAGAAATTAAAAATCTTTGGTAAAAGAAATAATGAATCATTAAATAAGGTTCATGTGACCAAGTATACAAATTATCCTAAATCAATATTAGATTTTCCGCGTGAGAGCAAAACATTTCATCCAACACAAAAGCCAGTTGCATTATTTGAGTATTTAATTAAAACCTACACAAAAGAAAGCGAAACGGTGTTAGATAATTGCATGGGTAGTTTTACAACTGCTATAGCATGTATTAATACGAACCGTAACTACATTGGATTTGAAATGGATGAAGAGTATTGGAAGTTAGGGAATGAACGAGTGGCAAAACATTTACAAACAATTAAGCATCCGTAATGGGTGCTTTTTATTTTGGAGGATGATGAAGGATGGAGGAAAGAATTGATCAATTAGAAAAAATGAACAGTGATTTGTATAGCGCTTATCAAGAACAACAAAATAGAGTTGCTAGATTAGAATGGTACATTAGTAGTTTGTATAGTGAGAATCGAATGCAACAAGAATCGATTAACCAGTTAGCATGTAGTGTGGAAGGACTAACACAAACGGTTAGTATTTTAGAACAGAAGATAAATACGAAAGTAGATAAAATTGATGTATTGCAAACAATTGAACAAGCTGAAGTAATAAAAAAGATTAATGATACTAAAGAAAAGTATCGAATTTAAATAATTAAAAGAGGATGATACAAATGGCTAAAAATAAACTAACTATTAAATTAGATGCTGATACGACAGAAGCATTAAAATAAATGAAGGAAGTAACGGAAGCCGCTAATGAATGTGTGGCGGCTTTGGAGAAGTTGGAAATGGTTATGGGTAAGTTTGCTGGTGAAAGTAAGTCAATTGAAGTGAATCCTAAGATTGGTCTTGTGTTAGATGATAAAGTGATAGGTGAATCGATTGGACAACGAATTGATGAAATGGAAAGAATCAAAGTCAGAATGTCACCATTTTATCATGATTAAGTTAATATCAATTATCGTAGGCGCTGCTGTTATCTGTCTAGCGTCTTATTTGTTGTTAAGGAAAGGTAAGGGGTGAAATAGATATGAATCAAGAGAATTTCGATTCGATTTATCTGAAGGGATTATTAAATGAACTAAAAGAAGATAAAAAACAACAGTTATGGATTGTGGGTAGTAATCTAACACAAGCGAAAGAAACTTGGAAAGAAATACAATATCACTTTGAAACTGATCATGTAATACCTCGTTTGATATCTAATAGTTCATTTTCATTAGATGGGTTGAATCCAATGAACGCGCGAATAATTTTGCTAGATAAATGGTGGCAAAATAAAAATGCTATGCAACTTCTTAAATATTTTATACCGTTATCAAGACAGTGCCGTCAAATCAGTAATATTTAAAATATTAATTTGATTAAGGAGTGAGGATAGATGTGTGAGGTACGTACAGAAATAAAATATTATAACACTTCTAAATGTTTAGTATGCGGTCATCAAGATAAGGTATATCGTTCATCTAAAGAAGAATATAAAGAAGTGACTATTTGTCCGAAATGTAACGGTGCTTTTGTAGATGTGTGGAAGTTAGGGGAATACCAACAACATATCGTTCAACATAAAGAATGCCAGCATAAGTATCAAGTGTTAGATAGTGAGACTACTTCTTTTTATTCTGATGATAAGCAATTCATTCAAGAATTATCAGCTACTTTCTTCTGTGAGAAATGTCTTGATATTAAACATCGAAATCAAGTAGTGAATAAAGGACATCTTAATGTACGAGATGACAGTAAACAGGGTAGTGGAACAATTAAAAGTGTAGGTACTGTAACTCATAATAGTTATTGCTAGATTGTGAGGTGATGTAAATGAATACATTCTTACACAATGCAATCGGTGTTCATGAAGCTGCATCTATTCTTAATGTATCACCTGGTTATGTCAAGAACCTTTGCGCTCAAGGGAAGATTGTGGCAAAGAAGATCGGTAAGACATGGGTGATTGATAGGTCAAGACTAAAAGGGGTGAGATGAATGTTATGGTTATTAGCTTATCTTATTGTAGGTATGCTCTATGTTTCTATTACAACATATCCAATCGTAAGGAAAGTAGCACAACAATATAAGAATGATGATGTATATTTAATAGCTACATTCATCATATCGATAGCATTTATTATTTGTTTAATACCTTTCTGGATTATCATTCTAACATTTGATATTGCTAAGTTGTTTTATAAATGGAGAGGTAAGCTTCATGAATGAATACAAAACAAAACAACAGAAGCGTAAGTTCTATGACAATGGAGCATGGAAACAATTACGTGAACAAGTAAAGAAGCGTGACAACTATGAATGTCAAGAGTGTAAACGTAATGGTCGTGTTCAGACGGATACGAATGAATACAGTGAAAGAGCAAAACGTAAAAAGATTCAATTAGTTGTCCATCATATCAAAGAACTTGAACATCATCCAAAGCTTGCATTAGAAATAGATAATCTCGAAACAGTCTGTGTGGATTGCCACAACAAAGAACATGGAAGAACATTCGAAAAGAAACCGAATAAATGGGAAAGCGATGAAAAGTGGTAAAAAAGATTCGGAATAAATACCCCCCCTTAAAAAATTTTAAAAAAATTTGGGGAACCAGGCACCGGGGAGGGGGCTCGATTTTCCAAATTCATGAGCATTTTCGCGCGTTATATTAAATTGGGGATTAATGTAAATTAGGAGGGAGGGGATACGGTGGCTAAAATCAAACGTGAAACGTTAAGAAAACGGATTGAAAAAGATTTAATCAAGCAATTAAAAGAGAAAAAAATTGTGGGTAATCATTATGAAGACTTGATCCAAGATTATTTATCCTTGTGGGATTTAAAATGTATTCTTTTTGATGATATTGAAGAAACGGGAATAAAAGTATCCGGTATGCATGGGCCGAAATCCAATCCTTCCATCAATGATTTACATAAAACCAATGATCGAATGATTAAAATTTTAGATGCACTTGGATTGGAAGCATCGGCTGAAGAACAGAAAACACTTTCAAAACCTAAGCGCTCTGTGAAAGATCTGACATGATTCAGAATCAATATGTTAATGAATATATTGAAATGTATCGAACGGGAAAAATTAAGCTGAATAAAGAGCGCATAATGCTAATTGAGTACCTGGAGAAATACATCTTAGTACGTAATGATTTGTATTTTCATAATGAAATGCATGAGGATTATATAAAATTCACCGAGAAATGGTACTTTAAATTACAGCCATTTCAGAGGTTTGTAACTGCATTTGTCTTTCTCTTTTATAAAGAAGATAATTCAATTTTTTATGAACAATTTCTCTATATGATGGCTCGTGGCGGTGGTAAAAACGGTTTGATTTCATCGTTATGCCATTTCTTTATTAGTCCATTGCATGGAATAGATCGATATAATGTTTCAATTGTGGCAAACAATGAGAAACAAGCAAAAGTTTCATTCCGTGAAGTATATGATGCTATTGAAGGTAAAGAAATATTAGAAGATATGTTTTATCGAACCAAAGTTGAAATCATGGGTAACGATACGAAAAGTATTATGCAATATCATACATCTAACGCAAGTTCTAAAGACGGGCTTCGCGACGGCTGTGTTATTTATGATGAAATACACCAATATGAAAATTTTGATGTAGTTAACGTATTCTCTAGTGGACTTGGAAAAGTGCCAAATGCTAGGGAATTTTTTATTGGAACAGATGGTTTTGTTCGTGATGGATTCTTGGACAAGATGAAAGAACGAGCAATGAACATTCTTAAAGGTGAAGAATTAGATGATCCTTTGTTTCCTTTTATCTGTAAAATTGATGAACCAGAGGAAATTGATAATCCTGATATGTGGGAAAAAGCAAATCCAATGTTTAGTGAACCGAGAAGCTCATATGCAAAAGGGTTATTTAAAAAGGTACTAACTCAATATAAACAATTAGCAAATAATCCATCTAATCGTGAAGAATTCATGACAAAACGTATGAATTATCCTGAAACGGATTTAACAAAAGCTGTGGCTCCATGGGAAGAAATTTGGAGGACAGGATATGAAGAAGATGGAGAGACATTGAGAGAAATACCAGATTTAACACATAAAGTTGCTGTGGGCGGTCTCGATTACGCCAGCATTAAAGACTTTGCATCGGTGGGACTTCTATTTAAACATAGGGAAAACTATATATGGAAAACTCACTCCTTTGTACGAAAAGGTTTCCTGGATAAAGTGAAATTAAAGGCTCCTATTTACGAGTGGGCTGAAAAGGGATTACTAACTATTGTGAATGAACCTGTTATTAATATTTCTCACATAGTTGATTGGTTCGTAAAAATGCGTGAAGTTTATGGAGTAAATACGATTGTTGCCGATACATTCCGTTTGGATCTTGTTAAAACAGCACTTGAAGCGGAAGGATTTACATTGTTGTATATTCGTAATCCGAAAGCTATTCATTCTTTATTAGCTCCACGCGTTGAAACATTATTTGCAAATGGACAAATTATTTTTGGGGATAATCCATTGATGCGTTGGTACACCAACAACGTCTACGTCCACATCAAGAAAGACGGCAACAAAGAGTATTTAAAAAAGGATGAATTCAAAAGGAAAACAGATGGATTCCAAGCCTTTATTCATGCATTATGGCAAGCTGATAACATCCTTGAAGATGATGTTGAATTTGTGTTAGCTGATATTAAATTTTAGTAAAGGGGGTGATGGCAATTGGGTGGCTCAGTGATGTATTAAACAAAAATAAAGAAATAGCTTTTATGTTTGATGTAGACATGTTTATCGATACAGCGAACAGAGTCCACATGAAACGATTGGCCATTGATACATGTATATCATTTTTAGGAAGAACAATTAGTCAATCAGAATTTAGAGTCAAGAATGGTAAAGAATTTGTGAAAGATGAATTGTATTATCGGTTAAACATTCGTCCAAATAAGAACATGACAGCAAGTACCTTTTGGGAAAAATTCATTCGCAAGCTTATTTATGATAATGAATGTTTGATAATACAAGCTGATGATGGTGATCTACTTATCGCGGATGATTTTCAACACAATGAATATGCTGTGTTTGAAGATATTTTTACGAATGTAACAGTAAAAGATTATCTTTTTAAACGTAGTTTTAAGCAAAATGAAGTCATTCATTTGAAATATCGAAATGATAAATTATCGCCACTCATTGATGGGCTTTTTGCTGATTATGGTGACTTATTTGGGAGAATATTAAACTCTCAAAAGCGTAAAAATCAAATTCGTGGCACAGTTGATATGGATATGATTGGTGCTAAAACACAAGAACAGGTTAAAAAGCTACAAGAATTTATAGACAATATGTATAAGGCTGTTAGTGACAAAGATATTGCTATTGTCCCGCAACAAAAAGGACTTGAGTACAAAGAGGTATATAATGGTGTCGCTAATGGTCCTAGTGTGGATGAAATAAACAAAGTGACAAACGGCTTTTTAAATCAAGTTGCAATGGCTATTGGTATTCCAACAGCTTTGTTATATGGAGAAATGGCTGATGTTGAAAAGCAAACGAAAAACTATATGCTTTTCACTGTAAATCCTTTGTTGAAAAAGCTATCAGATGAAGCAAATGTGAAGTTCTTTGAGATGGAGGAATATCTTTCAGAACAAAAAATTGAAATTAAATCTATTTCTTATCAAAACATATTCGATCTTGCAACAAGTATTGATAAGCTTATTTCTTCCAGTGCGTTTACTGGTAATGAAATTAGATTAGAAGTAGGATATGAAGCTTCCGATGATCCGAACTTGGACAAACACTATATCACGAAAAACTATACTGAAATGAACACAGGAGAAGGAGGTGAGAAATAAAATGAAGCAGATGAAACGTAAATTCGGATTTAAAAATCAAAAGTATAATGAGCAGTTAGCGAACATCCCACATAATTTTGCTGTTGTTCACGATGATGAAAGTGGAGTAAGTGAATTAACTATTTATGGCGACATTGGTGAATCATGGTGGTGGGATTCTACTTCGGCAACAGATGTTGACAGTGCTTTAAAAGAAGCTGGTAATAATAATTTAATTATTCACCTTAACTCTCCAGGAGGTAGTGCCTTTGACGGAATTGCTATTTACAATCGTCTAAAGTCACACAAGGGAAAGGTCACAATTCATGTAGATGGATGGGCTTGTTCAGCGGCTTCTATTATTGCTATGGCAGCAGATGAGTTAATCATGGGAGCAGGTTCAATGATGATGATCCATGAGGCTTCAACAATTGTGTGGGGCAGTAAAACGCTTATGCGAAAAGAAGCTGATATGCTTGAAAAATTAGAAGATGGCATCGTTGATATTTACATGACTCGTGCAAATGTTGAGCGAGAAGAAATTCGCAATATGGTAAATGAAGAAACATGGTTTAGCGCAAATGAATCAGTAGAAATCGGCTTTGCCACTTCTACTGCAATAACTGTGGAAGACAACACGAATGAAGAGCTTGCACAATTAAAAGCTCAAATGCAATCAATGCAAAATGAATTAAATCAGTATAAGAATCAACCAAAAGAGCCTAGTCCTACACCTGTAAAAAACAGTGGGATTAAAGGACTCTTTTTAAAATTATAAAAATTGGAGGAAACACATAATGGTAATTAAATTTAATAAATCTGAAGCGTTTAATAAGGCAAAAGCGAAATTAACGGATGCTTTAACAAATGCTGAAAGTACAGAACAAGAGCAAACGGCAGCCTTTGAAAATTTCTTTGATGTAATGCAAACGGACGTAATTAATACAGTTCGTACACAGGTTAATGATGAAATGCTTGATCGCTCTATTCTACAACAACGTGGTCAAAATGTTTTAACTTCTGAAGAAACAAAATTCTTTAATGCTGTTGTGCAAGAGGGTGGCTTTAAGGATGACACTATTCTTCCAGTCACTACACAAGAACGTGTATTTGAGGATTTAGTAACGGAACATCCATTACTTGATGCAATTGGACTTCAAGATTTAGGAGCTGTAACTAAATTTATCTACTCTGATGCAACAAAAGCGTATGCTTGGGGTCCTTTATTTGGAGAAATTAAAGGTCAAGTGAATGCAGCATTCCGTGAAGAACAAATTGGTCAACTTAAATTAACGGCATTTGCAGCTATTCCAAACGATATGCTTGAATTAGGTCCAGTATGGGTTGAACGTTATGTACGTACTTTACTTGTTGAAAGTTATTCTGTAGGCCTTGAATTTGGTTTCATTAATGGTGGAGGTACTACAGTAAATCAGCCAGTTGGTTTAATGAAAGATGTGAATCCAAGTACAGGTGCTATTACTAATAAAGCATCATCTGGTACATTAACATTCGCTCCTTCTGAATTTGGCGAAGTGGTAGCTGGTGAACTTTATGAGGTAGTAAAGGCTTTATCTGTAGATGCAAAAGGAAAATCACGAAAAGTATTAAATAAAATTGTAATGGTTGTCAATCCTGTGGATGCTATTGGTGTACAAGCACGTAACACAATTCAAACGGCAAATGGTCAATGGGTTATGGCATTACCTTATAACATTCAACTTGTGGAATCTGAAGAAGTTCCAGTTGGGAAAGCATTATTCTTTGTGAAAGGTCAATACCTTGCAGCAATTGCAGGTGGATATAAACTTAAAAAGTTTGACCAAACATTGGCAATTGAAGATGCTACGCTTTATACAATCAAACAATTCGCTAATGGTAAACCAAAAGATAATAAAGCGGCGCTTGTGTATGAATTAAAGATTTCATTTACACCTCAAGCACCATCAGCTTAATAGGAAGGTGAATAAACTATGTCTTATGTAGTAATTAATGCATTTAGAGATAAAGAGGATAATGATCTACTATATCAAGTAGGCGAAAAATATCCAAAAAGTGATTATAAACCTACTAAAAAACGGTTAAATGAATTATCGAAAGAACATCCAAAGCACAAATGTGTTTTTCTTAAAGAGATGAAAGAGAATGAGGAGTGATGTGAATGAGCATCACAACAATTTCAAATGAAATATTAAAGCAGTTTAAAGATAGGATGCGATTAGGTGATGATGAAGACGATAACCTAAGACGTATCCTTTCTGCATCTAATAAAGCTTTAATGAGAGTGTGTGGGAATTATGATCTTAATAATGACGAGGTGTTCCAGGAATTAGTCTTTGAACGCTCTCGTTATGTTTATAATGATGCACTTGAATATTTTGATAAGAATTTTTTAAGTCAGATTAATAGTCTGAGCATTGATAAAGCATTAGAAGAAATCGTATTGGATGGTGGTCAAGATGCAACCATTTAGATACAAACGACCATTAAATGCAGCAAAATTAAATAAACGTATCATATTGGAATATAAAACATCTGAAACGAAGGATGAAGAAGGTAATACAATTCCTGCTGAATGGAAGGAATTTGCTACAGTATGGGCAGAACCTAAAACACCTTTTGGTTCAGGGTTTAGATCAGAGATATTCCAAGGTAATGCAGAGTTTGTTATTAAACTGATAAACTTTACAATTCGATACCGAGAAGGCATTAATCCAGCAATGCGTGTACGTTATGATGGCAGATTATATGAGATTAAGTCAGCCATTGATATTGACGAACAGCATAAAGAAATTTGTCTTATTTGCGAGGAGCGATCCAATTGGCACAATTAGAGGTCTTTGGTATTGAACAATGGATTCAAGAACTAGAGAGTTGGGGGCAAGATGTTCCTAAAATTACAACAAAAGCATTAAAAGCTGGGGCAAATGTATTTAAAGATAAGTTAGAAGCCCCACCTACACCTGTAGGACCTTCACCAAAAAAGCCAACAGCAAAACAACCTTGGTGGGATGGAAAACATGCAAAAGATGCTGTTCAAATTGGAAAAATTGTAAAAAGAGGTGGAGCATCTTATGTACAAATTGGTTGGGATAAGGCAGACAGATCCCCTCACTTCTATATGAAGTTTCAAAACTGGGGAACAAGTAAAAAACCTAATCCACCACATAAGGGGTTTGTAGAAAAGACGATGGTTCAGTCTCAAAAAGAAGTACTAGAAGCAATGCAAAAAGTATTTATGGATGCGATGCCAAGATGAGAAATTTAAATAAAGAAGTATTCGATGTTTTACGAATAGATTCAGTAATTAAAACAGAACTTGGTGGAGAGTTTATCTATCAATTTGTGAAAGGCAATGACCAAACGAATACTTGGATTACTTTTTCTGAATTGGATACATCGTCAGGTTTTTATGCTGAGAATACAGAGAAATCATCCATTGTTATGTATCAAGTAGATATATGGTCAATGTCACCTATTAAGGCACAATTAAAAAATGCAGTGCAGGCAGCTATGAAAAAGCTGTCTTTTCAGCGTTTAAGTACGTTTCCGGATTATGAAATGGATACAAAAATTTATAGATATGGCTTTCGTTTTATAACAGAAGTCAGTAATTAAGGAGGAAAACAAGCATGGCAATTGCAATTGATTTTAGAGATTTACACTTCGCAATTTTAACGGAAACACCAGATGGAAAGTGTGATTATGAGATTCCAGAACGAATCGGTTATACAGTTAGTGGTAAGGCATCTCCTAAGAATGATTCAACAACGTTTTATGCAGAAGGTGGTCCACTTGCTACAGCAAATGCATTTGGTGGTGTGGAAATCGAACTAGAAACGGATGATATTTCATTGTCTGTTTATGCGAAACTTTTAGGTAAAAAAGTTATTAAAGGGCAAGTTGTTGATAACGTTAATGATGTAGCTCCATATGTAGCTTTACTATATCGTTTACCAAAAGATAATGGTAAGAACCGTTACTATTGCTACTATAAAACGAAATTTGAAATTCCAAGTGATGAGCATAAAACAGCGGAAGATAAACCAAACTTCCAATCAGCAAAAATTAAATGTAAAGCAATTCAACGTGCAGACGGAAACTGGAGACATCGTCTTGATGAAGAAGAACCTGGTTTTGATGCAAACGTTGCAGCAAATTGGTTTAAAACAGTACCAAGTCCACCAACAGAAACGGCACCACCAAGTGCTTAATAATGAGAAACAAGGGATGGCGAAATGCCGTCCCTATTTTAATTTAGGAGGAAAAAGATATGAAAATTACATTGCAAACAGCAGAAGGAACCAAAGATTATTATCTTCCACAATTTATTCAAGGTTCAGCTACTTTTGAAGCTTCTACATTAGCTGATGAAATGCAAGCTGATCTTGTCCCAAAAGAAACGATTGAAAAAGCAGCGAATTTTATAGCGCGAGTATATGACAATCAATTTACTGCTCAAGAATTTGTGGACGGTACTCATGTATGGTTTTTATCTCTTACAATTTACTCAGTTTGTTTAGCAATCATGGGGCGTTTAAATGATGCAATAAAAGTAATGGAAGCGATGGATGATACGAAAAAAAAGTTGATGAAGGAACTAGAGATGAAACCGAAGCGAAAAAAATCAAATACAGTGAAGTCGTGATAGATATATATAATCTTTTGATGGATGCAGGTATGACACAAAATCAAATCAATGAAATGGATATTGCGTTTTACTTTACCTGTTTGGCAAGAAAAGAAAAGGCAAACCGAGTAACAACAGCAGATAAAGCGCCGGATTGGTTGTAAAGGTAGGTGAGATAAATGTCATTAAGTAACGATACAATAGGCGCTCGTGTTCGGTTAGATACAGACCAATTTGAACGTGGGGTAGCTGGCATCAACCGAAGTCTTCGCATAATGGATGCTGAATTTAGAAATAGTTCAGAGCAATTACGTGCCGTTGGTTCTGAGATGGATCAATTGCAAAATAAGGTGAATCATTTAAACAATAAGATTGAGGGGCAAACACAAAAGGTTCGCTACTATGAGCAAGCTTTGCAAACTTCTAAACAAAAGCAACAAGAAGTGCGTGAAAAATGCGAGCAACTAGCCACATCTATGCAGCAATTAGAACAAGAAATCCAGCAAAGTACGCAAAGGTTTGGCGCTAATTCTCAAGAAACTAGACAATTGCAAGAGCGATATCAACAGTTACAGCAAGAATATCGACAAGGTACACAGGCCTTACAACGCTTAAATGTACAAGTAGATCGTAATACAATAGGATTTCATAATGCTGAAGCAGCCTTGCAACGTTTTCGCAATGAGCTTGGTGACACAGAATCAAGAATTGAAGAATTGAACGATGTTTCTGGGCGATTACGTGAACGTATGAATGAAATCGGTAATGGTATGCAAGAAACAGGCTCTAGGATTAGCCAAGGATTTGGAGCCGCAGCTGTAGGTGCAGCGGCTGGAATTGGAGCACTTGTTGTTAATGCCGGTAAATTTGAAGAAGCAAACAAAAAAGTTCAAACAGGTCTTGGTTTAACAAAAGAAGAGAGTCTGAAATTTAGTGCTGTAGCTAAAGAAGTATGGCGTGAAGGCTACGGTGAAGATTTAGAAAGTGTGAGTGATTCTCTTGTAAAAGTAAAGCGCAATATTCAAAGTATCAATGATGATGATACTTTAAAACAAGTAACACGAGATAGCGGAATTTTAGCGGAAACAATGGAATCCGATGTGAATGAAGTTACTCGTGGTGCGAGTCAGTTAATGGATCGTTTCGGCTTATCTGGTCAAAAAGCGTTCGATTTATTAGCACAAGGCTCAGTCAAAGGACTTAACTACTCAAATGAATTGTTCGATAATTTAAGTGAGTATGGTCCGTTGTTTGATGAAATGGGCTTCAGTGCTGAAGAAATGTTTACAATTTTAATTAATGGTAGCAAAAACGGCGCTTATAATCTCGACTATGTGAACGATGTAATGAAAGAATTCCAGATTCGTGTGAAAGACGGCTCCAAATCAACGAATGAAGCTATGGCTGAAATGTCAAAAGACACTCAAAAAGTATGGCAGGAATTCTTGAATGGAAAAGGTACAGTAAAAGACGTTTTTAATGCTGTATTAAACGAACTGAAAACAACGGATGATCAAATTAAAGTCAATCAACTTGGAGTTGCACTTTTCGGAACCAAATGGGAAGATCTCGAAGCAACAACGATGCTGTCTCTAAACAACATGGAAACAGGTCTTGGTAATTATGATGGTGCAATGCAAAAGATGGTTGATGGATATGATACAAGCGCAAAAAAGTGGAAATCTGTCACTCGTGAATTACAACTTGCATTAGAACCACTTGGAAAAGTAGTTCTTGAAATCGCTAATAATGCTATCCCAACATTAAAGGAATCTGTAAAAGGTGCAGCTGATTGGTTTAATAGTTTAGATGAAGGAACGAAAAAAACATATGGATCAGCATTATTATTAACACCAGTTGTTTTAGGGGTTGTCAGTGCGCTTGGTATGCTTTCTTTTGCTGTTGGGGCTATTATAGCAAATCCAATTGTTGCAACAATTAGTGGAGTTGTCATTGGTCTTGGCGCACTTGGTCTTGCTTTTGTCGATGCTGGTAAGAAGGCTCAAAAAGCAGAAGAAGATAGCAGAAGATTTGGCGATGGTGTAAGTGAAGGTACAAAAAAAGCACTTGAGGGGTATGTGAATTTAAAAGAAAAAGCCTTCAAAACACTTGATGAAATACCGACATTGACTGGCGACAAGGCAAAAGAAGCTGTCCAACGCGCACATGATGAGTTCGCGAAATTGTCTGATGAAGCAATAAAAGCAATCAATAAAGACAAAGGTAAGTTCCAGGCACATTTAGAAAGCTGGTTCGCTGGTGAATCTGATTCAGCAGTCTTACGTGCAAAAGATAAAATCTTAAATGACCAAATGGAAGTATATAAAGCACAAGAGGAAGCTGTCATTAAAGCAACTGAGAAAATTCAGAGCCTCTTAACCCAATATAACGGGCAAATTTATAAAATGACTGAAGTAGATAAAAAGGTATTCCTAACTGCTTTACAATCTATTGATGCTGAAGTAGGAAAATCAGCAGCGAAGAGTGTAGATGAAATTCAAAAAATAGGTAAGGCAATGGATAATTTCAACAAAAATACTTCTGTTGAAACAATCCAAGGGAAAGTAAAAGATTTAGGATCAGAATATACAAAGCTTACAAATGAGTTAGACAAAGCGAGACAAAAAGAAATAGAATTTGCAAAGAGTCACATAACAGATTCTGAAAATCAAAAAATAACAATTGATCAAATCAATAAGAAATACTCTGAGCAGTCTATACTTCTTACAGAAGGCTATAAACAGCAGTTACAACAAGCGCAGGAAGTATTGAAATCCAAAGGCATTGAAATGGATTTAACAACCGGAATGACGAAAGCTGAAGCTGAAAAAATAAAAATCCAAGGTAGGGGCTTTAGCGAATACGTTAAGAATTCGGAAATCATAGAAGGAAAAAATGAAAATCTGTTCAAACGTCTTCAAGACCGCGCCGAAAAAGAAGCTGATATTCATAAAAAGAGTGCGGATCGAGTAAAAGAATTTGGTGAGTCTTTAATTGCTAATTCGAATAGTTTATATGAAAGCTTATTTCAATCCACACATGAAAAAGCTGTACAGGTTGCAAATGATATTGCAGTTACTTTCGAAGATGGAAGCAAAGCAATCAACATGGGTGAGCAAGGCTATATTAAAGTGGAAGAGTTTGTTGAAGGAATTAAATCTGGAAAATATAAAGTCAACGATGTAGCAATTGCTCTAATAAATACCATGCGTTTAGAAATGGGGAAAGAACCATTAACCCAAGAAGGTATTAAGGTAATGACTACGTTTGCTGATGGTTTAAAGCAAATGAACGTTACTGATATAGCGGCTAAACTAAATCTTGATCTAAAGAAAAATTTAGAAATAGATTTAGGGCCACTTGGCAAGATGACTACAACACAATTTGTAAATGGCTTAAAAGAAGGCACAGTTGGTATTGACGCTGTGTTTATTTTCTTTCATCAACATTTATCGAAATTAACGGCTACTGATTTAGCAAAAGACGGAACTAAAATCATGTCTACTTTAAAAACGGGCATGGAAATGGGCTTCATTGGTGTGGAAGACGTACTATCAAGACTTGGAGTTAGTCTTGAAGATAAAACAAAATATGATCTCGGACCAAATGGTCAGGTAACAATCAATTCTCTTGTACAAGGTTTACAAAGCGGTCAGTTTAGCGTAGATCAAGCGCTTGAGGTAATTCGGCAAATTGTTGTGCAAAAAACAAATGTTGATACTACCCAACAAGGCGCAAATATTCCACAAACTACAGCTGCAGGTATTCGCCAAAACAGTCAACAACCAATACAAGCGGCAAATGAAATAAAGCTAGGAATTGAAGGATTACTCGGTCTTACTACAGACGGTGGCGGTGGATCGGCTTCCACAATTCTTATGCAACAAAATATGGCCCTAAATAAACCTGGTATTGTTGGTGAAGCATCAAGCATAAAACAAGGTGTAGAACAACAATTAGGTAGCACAACAGACAATGGTGGCGGCAATAATTCCACCTCAATAATGCGTAGTAATATTGCAAATAATCGAGGTAGTGTTGTTGGAGCAGCATCTAATGTGAAGTTGGGTATTGAAGGGATGCTTGGTGCTACTACAGATGGTGGTGGCGGTTCGGCTTCTACATCAATCATGCAACAAAGAATTAATGGCAATAGAGGAAATGTTGTAAGCGCAGCTTCAGGTATCAAATCCAGTGTGGAAGGAACGCTTGGAAGTGCTAATGATGGCGGTGGTGGTTCAAAAGCTGGTGGTGAATTTGCTAGGGGGCTTTCTTCCCAAAGTGGCAGCGCAAGGTCAAGCGGATCAAGTGTTGCTCAAGAAGGGAAATCTGGTTTAGATAGTGTAGGCACAAACAGTGTAGGGAAAAGTTTTGCTCAAGGTTTTGCGGATGGTATGCAATCGAGTGGGTCGATCATAAATAAAGTTGCTTCGGGATTAGCTAGAGGTGCTTTTGAAGCCTTAAAAGCGACTTTAGATGTTAACTCACCATCGAAATTAGTTCGAGATCAAGGTGGTATGCCTTTTGGTGAAGGGTTTGCAGTAGGTATTCAAAAATCAGCATTTATGTCCGAAAAAGAGAGCCGCAAACTTGCTTTTGGAGCAAACAATGCACTTGTAGATTCATTGAATAATAATGATTCATCTTTTGCAGGGGTACGTATGGCTAAAGGGCTGGCAGCAGGTATTAAGAGTCAATATTCTGTTGTTAGGGATGCTTTACAAGATACCGTTACAAGTGCGGTTGATGGCATCCGTTCTATACGACCAGACCAATTATTTACCTTTAAAGGTGACGATCCCTTAACAAAATATTTTAATGCGATCTTTGAAGATGGAGATTGGCAGAATGATTGGATTACTCATTTACCCAATAGCATGCGTGAGATGATTATGAATATAGGTAAACAATTAGAACGATTCGAAGGTCTTTCACAAATGGATATCGGCAGTTTAGGGCAATGGAGAAGGGTTATTTCTGATAATACAAATGCAGTTCAATATAGATCATTAGGTTCGTCTCAAAAACAATCACAGGAAAACATAGAACCGATTTATATTGAAATCCCTGTTGTGTTGGAAGGAAGGGAAATTGCGCGTGTGAGCCATCGATATGTAACTGAATATCAAAATAGAGATCAAGAAAGAAACTCAGCCTTTTAGGTTAGGGTTTCTTTTGCTTTATAAAGAAAAGAGGTGTCAAAATGGGTTCCTTTACCTTTAACAATCAAAGAAGAAATTATGTTGTAATCGGGCAAGGTTGGAAAAGGCCAGCATGGGCGCCTTTAAAGAGAAATTTATTACAAGTGTCAAATTACCCAGGGGCTAGATTATTGAATACGCAAACTGACATTAGAGTTTTGGATGTTCCAATTGGAATTGAAGCTAAAAGCGGTGCTGATCTACAAAAACTAAAGGAAGATTTAGCAGGATGGCTCATAACCGAAGAAGCTCAAGAATTAGTTTTTGATGCAGAACCAGACCGGATATATCTTGCAGTAGTAGATGAAACTTTTGATCCTGAGGAACTTGTTAATATCGGACAGGGAGTCATTACATTTATTTGTCCCATGCCATATAAACTCGGCAAAGAACAAACTGCGACAGCGAAACTTGAAAACAATCAATTGAAATTAAACATACAGAATACAGGCACTAAATATTCAGATCCAAAATTCACAATTACAGTCGCAAATCCTTCTACATTCTTTGACATCATTAACAAAAATGGCGATCAGTATTTTCGCATGGGGTATCCTGTAAAAATCGACGAAACACCATTAGAAAGAAATGAGCTTGCTATGTGGGATCAAATGAGTTCAATGGTAGGATGGACAGAAGCGACAAAAGTTGAAGGCGGAATTGTGTCTGGAAAGATGAAAACGAACGGGTATCAATTTTTAGCCGAATCTTATGGAACAGGAACAACATTTCATGGCCCGACAGTTAAAAAAAGTATCCCGAAAGGTCCATTACAAGATTTCATTATGCAAGCACACATTCGATGCATGGGGGATAATCCTGTAGAAATGGGGCGTGTGGAAATCGCTTTACTGGATGAAAGCTCTAATGTTGTAACAAAAATATCTATGAACGATTTATACTGGCAAGCTGAGCAAAACTTAGGTTCTATGGTTATTGGAGCAGAAGGACATCCCAAAAGACAAACACTTATTTATGAATCAGGAGATAAACCGACAGTATGGAACAAATTTTATGGACGTTTGTGGATTGCGCGGGTAGGAGATTATTGGGAAGCTTATATTTCAAAATTTACAAAACACGATGGAAAAGATGAGTCTGAACGTTTTGCCACATGGAGAGATGTAGGAAAAGATCATATGAATACAGTAGCGCAAGTTCAAATTCATATTGGGCAATGGGGAAGCACAACACCCTGTAATTTGATGACCATAGATGATTTAAAAATTTGGAAAGTGAATCAAAATACCCAGAGACAAATTCCTTACATTGTAGAAGTAGGCGATATTGTAGAAGTTGATACAAAAGATGCAAGCATTAGAATCAATGGTAAAGATGCCATTTATACAAAAGATTTTATGAGTGATTATATAACAATTGAAAAAGGACAAAACGATATTTCTTTTTTACCAGCGGATATTGGACAAGTTGAGGTTTCTTATAGGGAGCGGTATTTATGAGCAAGTACAGTAATTTATTGCATATTGTCGATTTTAAGACAGAGAAAATTATAGGTGCTATTAAAGAGCAAGATTACTGGGATGACATACGCAAATGGCAGCTTAAAAATAATGAAGATCAGTTTGAATTCACAACAATGGATGGAACAAAAATTGCTGCTTCGCTTATGCAACAGAATTTAGTGATAAAGCGTGTGCGAGATGGTTCTTTTGTTTCTTATATCATTACTGAAGTTGAACAAGACTCTACAGGTCGCTATAAGAAGGTATACACTCTTAGTGAACATACAAAGCTAAAAAAAACGAAGTATATTAAACCGCAAACACTCCAGGCTTACACTGTAAATCAAGCGATTGATTTTGCTCTTGGTGAAACGAAATGGAAACGTGGTACTACAGAATATGCAGGTGTTCGAACTATTCATATAAAGGAATTTACGAACTCACTTGATTTACTCAAGGAAATTGCATCTACATTTGAATTAGAGATACGTTATCGTACAGAAATTCAAGGCTCATTCATTGTAGGGCGTTATGTAGATATGGTACAAAAAGTCGGACGTGACAACGGGAAAGAAATTGTGTTAGGTAAAGATTTACAAGGCATCCGTCGTATCGAAAACTCACAAAAGATCGTTACCGCTCTTGTGGGTGTTGGACCACAAGATAGCGAAACTGGAGAGTATCTAACCTTTGAAAAAATAAATAATGGGAAATTGTATGTAGGGGACAATGACGCTTTACAACGATGGAGTGAAGATGGTACGCATTTGTTTGATATTTATTCTCCTGAAACAGAAGACCAAGATATGACGGCAGAAAGATTACTGCAGTTAACCAAAACAGAACTAAAAAAGAGAATTGATACATCTGTTTTATATGAAGTAGATGTAGTTGCTCTTGAACAAGTATTTGGATTATATCATGAAGCTGTCCACAAAGGTGATTTTGTCAGTATTAAAGATAAAGGATTCACGCCAGCTCTTTTCTTGGAAGCTCGTCTTATTGCAGCTGATGAATGCGATAAGGATCCAAGTAAGGATAAGTATTACTTTGGTGAATTCCGCGAAATTGTAAATACAGATGATGAATTACGAAAGTTATATAATAAAATTCTTGGCTCTTTAAGCAGTAAGGCGAATAAAGAATTAGTTGATCAGCTAGAGAAGTTAGCAAATCAAGCGCAAGAAACAGCTAACAATTCTAAACAAACTGCTGACGATGCATCATCAGCGGCACAAGCGGCAAAAGATATCGCAGATGCTGTTGCACAAAAACAGAAAGATTTTCAGACGAAAATTGTTAAAAGTACAACGCCACCACCCAATCCTGAGAAAGATGTAACTTTATGGTTAGACATAAGTAATCCTGATAAACCTATCCTTTATTTGTGGGATGGGACGAAATGGGATAGGTTGACTCCAGATACTTCTATCATAGATAACGATATCAAAAGTATTGAGGATGAAATCAAGAAGCTTCAAACAGAAGTTGGTTCTAAAGTTAACCAACAATGGGTTAAAGATCAAATTCAAACTGACATTCAAAATAAGGCTGATATTAAAGATGTTTACAAGAAGACTGAAATTGATCAAGCACTTCAAGGTCATGTTAAGGTTCAATCGTATGAAATTGATAAACAAGCCATACAAGACGATATAACAAACAATACAAATAAAATTAATGAAAATGACCAGAGCTATATCAAACGTTTTACCGAAAATGAATCTAAGATTACTCAGACAGAAACAGATATCAAAACGCAAATTGAACAGTTGAGTGTTACGAATAAAAGAATTGATTCCCAAGGTAATACAATAGATGAAGTTCAAAAGAAAACAAATGAAATTGTTCAAGATGCGAATGGTACAAAGCAAACAATTACTGATATTCAAACTGAGTTAAAAAATCAATTAGCTACAGCTAGAAATGTACTTACTAACTCTAATTTCATTGACGGTATGAATACCTGGAAAACATTGTGGTCTAAAGTTGAAATAAGAGATATGGATGGCGAAATACATCCTGAATTCTCTAAGTATGCAAGAATAGAAAAGATTGATGTTGATGATACGTGGCTGGATAAAGACCTTGACGTTGTACCAGGGGAATATATAATTTCGGCATGGATTAGAAGTGTTGATGGTAGCTTTGCGACTATTGGCGTGAAAGATAACGCGAATGGAGCATCGGGGGATCCTGGAGTTAAGTATTTTTTCTTTAAAGCGGATGACACTATGACTGACGGTAAATGGCATCATCTCTACGGAAAATTTAAAATTGAACACGGAAGAGTTAGGGTTTATTTCGGACTTAGAAAAAGCAGTAGTACTGTAGGGCAAAAAATCGATATAACTGGTGTTAAATTAGCGAACGGTAATATCGTTGATAACTGGACAATTGCTCCAGAAGATATGACTTATAATACAGATTTCACTAAAAAGACTGCTGAAATTATTACTAGCGTTGATCAAGTTAGCAGTAAATTATCTAAAACAGAACAAAACGTAACAACCGTTTCGAACGATGTGAAGAAGGCGCAAGAAACAGCCGATAACGCTAATACTGCAGCAACCAATGCAGATAAAAAGGCTGGAGCAGCACAAACGGCTGCTGATAATGCTGATAAGAAAGCACAAGAAGCGCAAACTCAAATCACAACAACCAACAAGAAAGTTAGTGAGGTTTCTCAAACGGTTAGCGACTTACAAGTGAATATTTCTAATGTGTCTAAAATACAAACGCAACAAGGAAATGACATTAAGAATGCTCAAACTGAATTGCAACAACAATCTGCTCAAATCAAAGCAAATGCTGATGCCATTTCAACAAAAGTTGGTGCTGAGTATGTGCAAGATTATACTGGTGGATTAGGCATTCACAATAAATTCAGAGATGCAGACTTTGCTTTGGCTGTGGACAATAATCTTAAATATTGGAATGTCAACAAAGGCGGAGATGGTAATGTTGAGTTCATAAAAGGCGGAGGTCACGAAGGTTTTAATTCGTGTCGTGTTACTGGTAGAGCCGATACCACACAAGTACATGCTAACTTCTCTCATTTCTTTGCAGCTGGAGAAATAACAGGTGAAGTTGATTATGTTGTATCTGCTTACGCTTTTGCTGAAACAGCTCCTACTTCTGGACAAAATGCTAATGTATATTTTAACTATTACGCAAGCGATGGCAAACAGATTAGTGCTGAGAATAAACAATTAACATTAGCTGTAGGCGCTCATATCAAGACTGATGTGCCATTTAAACCGCCAGTTGGAACGGTTAGAACGAGAATTAGATTCTATGCAGCAGGTGTTGGTTTTGTTGTTAGATTCTCAAAACCGATGGTGACAAACGGTAAAACGGGTACAACATTCACATTAAACCCTAAAGACTACACCGACTACGACAAATTAGTTGATGATATAGCGAGTCGAGTTTTAACCGAAGATTACGATAAGAAAATGTCAGAAGTAAGTACCCAATTTATCCAAACTGCTCAAGCATTAGAACTAAAAGCAGATACGAAAAATGTTTATACAAAAAATGAAGTCGATGGTAAAAATGATGCTATTGTAGAAAGCATGAATGCTCAATTTAAAGTTCAGGCTGGTGAAATTAATTCTAAAGTTACGAAGGGGCAATCCATTTCAGAAATCAACCAATCCGCTGAGGCAGTAAAAATTAAAGCAGGGAAAATTGAATTAGATGGTAATGCAGTAGCTAAATCTTTAGAAGCTCAACTTTTACAAGGGGTAACAATTAAAACAGCCCAAAGTGATCGTTTTGTAGAAATGACTCAACAATACATGACATTGTATGAAAAATCGATACCACGGGCATTCTGGGGATTTTTCAACAGAACTGATGGAAGTGTGCGTCCAGCTCTTGTTCTTGGAAGTGACTCCTTTGCTGGCTCTAATATGACAGGCTCCCTTGTTTTAAATAACATCATTAACCCGAGTAATTTAACAGAATCTGTGGGTAGTATCGAAATGGTGAAAGATTCCAGTTTTAATACTTATAGTTCAAATATACAATTACTGTTCTTTAGAAATTCAGGGCAATTTGAAGCTACCAGCGATGGACTTCAATGGTTCTCAAGTGGCACTGGAGAATTTTACTTTCATAAAAAAGGTGTTAATAACACGAATGTCATGTGCTTAGTTCGAAGTGATTATGATTCCGATTTACGATTGGCGAATTTTGTAATTCGTGGTTCAGCTCATCCAGATTATTCTGAAGCATTGCAATTCAAAACACGTGGAGGTAGTTGGGCAGATTTGAAAGCCGCTAGATTCCTTAATACGTCACAAAGGAGTTTAAAAGCTTATATCAAAGACTTAACATTCTCACCTTTAGAGAAAATTCTAGAGTCTAATGTCCAAGAATATTACTTCAAATCTGACATTGCTAATTTGTATGAAATAAGAGAAAACGATCCAGATAATTTACACACCATAAAAGAAATCAAGAAGAGTATTGGTTTAATCGCAGATGATGCTGATGAAGTTTTTGCAGGCGAGAAACATGAAACGATTGATATTTACAGTATGGCGTCCGTAACAATGGCAGGGTTAAAAGAACATGTCTTAGCACAAAATGAAGTAAATAATCGCTTAACTGAAGAAAATAAACAGCTTAACGAAAGAGTGGCAAGGTTAGAAGCTTTAGTGCAAAGTTTAATAGAACAGAATGGTCAAACGGATACACCAACAACCGAAGAACCAGGAGGAACAGAAGAAGGCGGTACAACTGAACAAACGGACCCTATAGAGCAGCAATAGCTGGTCTTTTTTATTTTGAGGAGATGATCAGTGTGAAACGAATAGTAAACCAAGCAATTTATGAAAAGCATGTGAGCCGAGAAAACAAAAATCTAGTCAAAGATTTTCTTATTGAAAAGAAAGCACAAGGGAAAGCGGCAAGCACTTTACAGCAATACAATTGGGATTTACGAATTATTTTGTTTCTAATACATGAACACTTCGGAAATAAAAATCTTATTGATTTAACACGTAAAGACATTCGGAATTTATCTATTATTTTTCAGGAGATGGGAATGTCTAATGCACGTGTGAATGGATTAATGAGCGCATTACGTTCAGCTCTTGAATTTTGCGCTGACGATGATGACTATGATTATGAATTTAATGTAGGTTCAAGAGTACGAGGCTTGCCAAAGAGTCCAGTCAGAGAAATAACATTTATTACAGAAAATCAGATTAATTGGTTAATTGATGAGTTGATTGAACAAGAGAAATATATGTTAGCAACCTATTTAGCTCTTTCTTATTACAGTGCAGCGAGAAAGAATGAAGTTTACCAAGTGAAGAAAGAGGGGCTAACAGAAAGGTATTACACTAATATAGTTCGTGGAAAGCGCGGTAAAAAATTTAGGCTTTATTACAATCTCCGAGTGCAAAAATGCATTCGTTTATATATAGATCAGCGTGGTAAAGATGCTATTCCAGATTTATTTGTACGTGTGTATAAGAATGGTGAAAGAAGACTTTTAAATAAGAGTGTATTCAATTATTGGTGCAAGATTTTTGCTAAGATGCTGTACGAAAAAGAAGGTAAGGAATTTAAAATCAATCCTCACTGTTTCCGTCATAGTAGATTAGATAATTTAAAAGTACAAGGTGTGCCACTTGAAAAATTAAAGTCGCTTGCTAACCATTCTGATATTTCCACAACTGAATCTTACCTAAAAGATAGAAGTGAAGAAGATATTGCAGAGATTTTTGGAATGGATCCAAGTTGTTTTGCAGCGTGAAGAAGCATATATATGCTTCTTTTTTATTTTGAAAAGGGGTGGTCAAAGTGGAAGGCTTACAAGAAGTAAGAAATGATATGCAGGAAATGAAACAAGAAATCAAAGACATGAGGTTTGATATTAAAAGTTTGGAAATGCGTACAACAGGAAACGAGAAAGATATTGATAATATCAACAAACAACTAGATAAAATCAGCGCAAACACTACATGGATTTTACGACTTATTGTTGGTGGAATTATCGGTGCAGCCCTCACTTTCTTCTTGAAAGGAGGTGGTATGTAATGGTTGAAATTAGCGTAATGATTGCCGTTGTAGTAGGTCTTTCGCAGATTGCAAAAACAATTGGATTACAAACAAAATACATTCCGTTATTAAATTTAACGCTTGGCATTGTGCTAGGCGTTTTGTTTTTGCCGCAAGACTTAAAAATGAATGTATTTCAAGGAATCATCATCGGACTGTCAGCAAGTGGATTATTTGACCACACAAAAATTTTTAAAAAGGATGCTGATGTGAAATGAAAAAGACATTAAAACATATTTCTTCTGTAGTCTTTGCCGTTATTTTAGTATTATCCATTGCAACAAGTGCTTTTGCTGATAGAACACTTATAATTCCTGATTTACCAAAACAACCATATCGTTATGGTGTTGGTGCTTATGAAGGTGTTGTTGCTCACAGTACAGCGACACCAGAAGCACCGGCTATTAATATCCGAAACTATGAAGCGAGAACATGGAGAAGTGCATTTGTACATTATGCAACAGATTGGGATGAAACAATTCAAATTGCCTCTACCAAATTCCAGGCATGGGGTGCTGGTCCAGTAGCAAACAAACGATTTGTTCATGTGGAACTCTCTGAAACTAGTGATCCAGTTAAATTTAAAAAATCATATGAGCGTTATGTAAAACTATTAGCTACGATTTTACGTGACCGTAACATTCATCCTTCTAAAGGATTGTGGACTCATAAAGATGTTACTTATGGTTTAGGTGGTACAGATCATGAAGATCCACTTGATTACTTACGTAGCCATGGTGTATCAGAAGCTCAATTTCGCGCTGATGTGAAACGTGCATACAATAATTCTAATGCTGATGTTTCTGTACCAGAGAAACCATCAAAACCAGAAGAAGTACCAACAGAAGTAACAGATGGTGTTGCGTATATTAATGGTTACAATGTTAATTTACGTAAAGGACCAGATACAAGCTATTCTAAACTCCGTCAGTTAAACAAACCAGAATCTTATATTGTATGGGCTGAAAAAGATGGTTGGCTAAATCTTGGCGGTGAGCAATGGATTAAATACAATCCTTCTTATGTAAAATTCGACAAGAAAAGCACAGTAGATTCATCTATTGTAGGCAAACGTGTTGTTTCTGAAGTGGACAACCTACGTTTCTACGATTCTCCATCTTGGCAGGATAAAGATGTTGCTGGTTCTGTAGATGCAGGGTTAGGGTTTACTATCGATGCAAAAGTAAAAGTGAACGGATCTTATCAGTACAAAGTGCATAACAGCAGGGGCAAAACATACTATGTAACAGCTAATGAAGCCTATGTATATGTGAAGTGAAAATAATCCGACTCTGAATAAGAGTCGGATTATTTTGTGTTTTTATTGTTATATACGTTTTGTTTTTAATGATCCAACCTTATTATTCCATTTCTTATTAGTTCCTTTAATATAATGCTCATCTAAATTAACAGTTAAGTAATCTGACTCACTTTCATTCCTAAATGTTTTCGTTTTCCCTTCGTAATTAAGATCAGTATAGATGGTGATAGAAGAGGATGGAGGCATTTTTATAGACGATATATCATCATTCCCTAAGAAATTCTTTGCACTCCCTGGAGTTAGAGTGAAAAATTCCGTTCCCCTCAGGTCGCTTAAGTCATAGAAGGAAAATTCATATGATGCTATACCTCGATTTTCGGTAGAAACCTCAGCCTTATTTGATTGAGGACTAGCGGCACTTGTTTGTTCACTAAAACCAAAAAGGAATCCGCCGCTTAAAACTAGTGATGTAACTGTTAAACTTTTTAATACTTTTTTCACTTTTAAAGCACCTCCATTTTTTAAACACAAGCTCAT